TCATTCATCAAAAAAAGCATCATCAAAGTCTTTCATTTCTTTCGTAACTTTTATATCAGTGCGCTCATGAGAGGCACGTGGGATGAGATGAGGCTTTTCCGTTTTCAACTTTATGATCCGTTTCTCTTGTTTTGCTATTTCTTGTACACGGGTCGTCTCTCTATCTAACAGATAAGATACTGTCTCCTGTCCAAAAGAGTCAAGAGATCGGTATTTTTTTATGTGCTCTATTTCAGACGGTTTTATGATAAAGTCGGTACCAAGTACATTTAGTCCAAGGGTCTCTACGGGAGTTCTTTGCGTAAGGTCTTCCTCATCCCAGCCCATAAGATAGGGAACGGTTGTGCTTAGGGCTTTTGCAAATTCAACTACCTTGCTTTGGACGATATCATTCGTACCATTTTCTATTTTGGCGATGGTGGATTTATTTTTGTATCCAAGCGCTATTGCCAATTCTTCCTGTGTCATGCCTATCGCTTCTCTTTTTTCTTTTATCTTTCTTCCAATGTTCGCCATCATAATTCCTCGATTTTTATAGGATAGGTTTAATATACCATATAGTTTATTTAAAATCAATAAATCTGATGAAAATCAAAATAAAGTTGACTTTAAATCACCTAAGTGATATATTGTGGTTAGATGATTTAAAATCAACATCAATAAAAATTGGCAGCAACATAGTGCAACAAAAAGAAGGAGGAACAATCATGAGCGAACAAGTAAAAAAGTTATACGCCTTGTATGACAGAGGTTATTACATGGGAGAATATAGCGCTTTAGAAGCATCAGCACTCTTAAAGATTCCCAGCGCCACAATCTCATCATATGGCAATTCGGGAGCTAAGATACTTGGCAGATTCACGGTTGAGGTTATTGAACCCTCTAGCAAGAGGGATTTACTCGCTGAGGAGTGGGATAAGGTAAGACTTGAAATTTTGACGAGAGGTGGGTGTAAACATGGAGCAGGCAGTGGTAGAACAATTAGTAAGAACAGCAGCATTGGAGGCGGTTCAACTATTTGAGAAATCCCAGAAGAAAAGTAATAAGGCAAAGGTACTACATAATGCAAAGAAGTTAATGGAGAATTATAACCGGATACGTGAGAGCATGAGGGGGGATGTATCTGAAATAACGGATGTGAATCATCATGGGTCAGGAGAATCTTTAGAGGAGGATATCTACCTAAATAGTATTTTGAAAAACAAGTTACGAAGCAGTGTTACAATTGCCCATATTGATAAGTGTCTTAAGCTTTTGGAAGAGGAACAAATAAGGAAAAATGCACCTGAGAAGTACAAAGCTTTTAAGCTATTTTATATCGATGGTGTGACTCAGGAGGAGATTGCAGAAATTTTATGTAGCACAGATCGAACGGTTCGACGATGGGTTTCGGAAGTAACTGATATCTTAAGTGTTTATCTGTTTGGAGCGGATGCAATTATTTTGGATTAAGAATCGCCAGACCTCGTCCGAATCGTGTCCTGTTAATGTCTCTATAGCAGATTTATAATTTTATTATTCCAACTAGGGTGAATTTGGAAAACAAATAGAGGAGGAAGCATGTATGTGAAAAGGGCGGCAGCATAGCAGTATGAACCGGTGAGAAGACAGGAGTTTGATAAACGGATAAAGGAGAATATGAAATGATATTTACTATTGAAACGTTAATAGATTCCATAAAAGGAGTTTTAAAACAACAATATCCGGATATCCAGGTATACAGTAATCTAAGTCATCAGACGCCAGAGATTCCATGTTTCTTTCTATCGCTTATGCCAGTTGAAACGGAAAATCGGATGGGACGTCGTCTTATGAAAAAAATCAGCTTTGATGTGGTTTTTATGGGGGAAAAAGGCAAGCAGGATGAATCAAATCCGCTAGCAACTATTGCAGATAAGCTGGACCAAACACTAGAATACATTCCTTATGAAACTGGTAAGCTGCGGACTTATAACCGGGAATGGAAGATTGAGAATGAAGAGCTGCATTATCAGTTTACTATGAAAGTAACCATGTCTTATTCGGACGACACACCATTCATAGAATCTTTGGAGACTTATAAAGGGGGTGTAAATCAGTATGGCAACAAACAAGAAAACGGCAGTTAAGTATAAAACAGCTTCTCTTATTCATAGCAAAGCATTTGAAATGTACCAGCAGGATTTTGCCAGGGTATTGCTAACGAAAGAGGAGTATACCGTGGAAGAAGCAAAAGAAATTTTAGATAAATATTTTAAAGAAAAATAGGAGGGAAAACAGATGGCCGGAGGAAATTGGACGAGTCAAAATAAAAAACAGCCTGGTGTTTACATAAATGTTAAATCAAACATGGAACAGGCAGCTAGTGTGGGAGATAGAGGTATTGTTGCTATATGTGAACCGTTATCATGGGGACCAGAGGGTGAAATTATGACCATTCATACAGGTGACGATTTTACACCGTATATGGGATATGATCTTACGAATAAAAAGGCATTATTTTTAAGGGAGATCTTTAAAGGAACCGATCACACAAAGGGGCCTGTTAAGGTTTTACTTTATCGACCTAGTACAACTGGTGCCACAAAGGCATCTGCTGTCATTGAACCACTTACCGTTACAGCAAAATACAACGGAACAAGAGGAAATGATATTTCCATTTCTGTTATTGCAGATCCGGACAATGAGGGAAGCTTTATTGTACAGACCGTAGTTGATGGAACCATAAAACACACTCAGACCGGAACGGTTGTTGCGGATCTAAAGGGAAATGATTGGGTTGTATTTTCTGGAACAGGAAAATTAGCAGCTAGTGCAGGAAGCCCTCTCACAGGAGGCTCTGATGGTATTGTCAGCAGTGCTGCTCATTCCAGCTTTCTTACAGCACTAGAATCCCACACTTTTAACATTTTGATATATGATGGTTCCGATAAAACGGTACAGGCTGCTTACGCGGCTTTTATCAAACGCATGAGAGAAAATCTGGGTAAAAAATGTCAGGCTGTCATGGCTGACGCCGAGAGCAATTCAGATGCTATTATCTCAGTGAAAAATGGGGTAGTGCTCTCTGATGAGACAATCCTTACACCTTATCAGACAACCTGGTGGGTTGGAGGCTCTGAGGCGGGTGCAAAATATAGCGAATCTCTGGTATATGCACAGTATCCAGATGCTGTAAATGTATCACCTCGCCTGAATGTTTCCGAAGTTGATGATGCTTTAAGCAAAGGTCAGATTGTATTTTTTGAAGAGTTTGGCAGTGTAAAAATCGTATCCGATAACAACACACTGACTACCTATACACCAGATAAGGGCGAAGCATTTTCACTGAATCAGGTGATTCGAACATTAGACACCGTAGCAAGCGATATTTATGAGAATTTTTCCAAGAACTACATCGGTAAGATTCAGAATAATGCTTCAGGCAGAGATTTACTTAAGGCTTGGATCGTAGGATATTTAAATGAAATCCAGGCGAATGGTGGAATTCAGAATTTTGTTGCAGATGATGTGGTGATAGAAGCAGGTGAGGCAATCAATTCCGTTGTAATTTCACTTGCAATTCAACCAGTGGCTGCTGTAGAGAAAATCTATATCACAGCAACCCTAACAGATTAATAAGGAGGTAGAGTATGTCATTTTTATTAGAGCGTGATGCCTTAAATGGTAAGGCTGGCAGAGCTTTTGCAGTAATCGATGGTCGTAATGTAGAGATGTTTGGTCTGAAGAAATTCCAGGCAGATGCAGAGTTTCAGGAATCTGATTTTAAGGTGGTAGGAACCAATCTTGTCCAGAAAAAAACCTCTGGTGTTTCTCTTTCAGGATCAGCTACTGTTTATTACGGAACACCGGAATTCTTAAATATGCTGAAAACTTATTTGAAATCAGGTAAGCTCCCCTATTTTACATTTCAAATCACCAATGAAGATGAAGGGAGCTCAATCGGATCCCAGACCGTAGCTTTATATAATGTAAAGCTGCAGAAGCTTCCCATTGCCATCTTGGATGCGGATACGGAATTTTTAACTATGGATATTACATTTAGTTTCACAAATGTTGAGATCCTCAACGCATTTACAGCCCCAACACAGTTAGGAGAATAGGAGAAATTATGAGTGCATTAAAAGCATTTTTGCAGCCAGTGATGGCAGGAGTGACCAAAGAAGTTATTGTATCCAATCGGTTTAAAGATGAGGAAGGGAAAGCAGTCCCTTTTGTGATTAAAGCAATTACTCAGAAAGATAATGAGAAGCTGGCACGTATGAGCAGGAAGACAGTCAGTGTCAATGGTTCTCCTGTAGAGAAGCTTGACAACCTCCTGTATACAAAGAGACTGGTTCTTGCATGTGTCCAGGAACCTGATTTTAGCAATCAGGAAATGTGTAAATATTACGGGACAGAGGATCCTCTTGACGTCCCTTCTCAGATGCTGAGTATTGGAGAGTATAACCGTCTGTCAGAAGCAATTCTGGAATTAAACGGAATGAAGGATGCGGAAGATAAGCTGGAAGAAGCAAAAAACTCTTAAACGGGGGAGACATGGACGTGCAGCTTGCATACTACATGTTAGTCAATCACGGTCGCTTCCCCGGGGAGGTCGCAGATCTTCCAGAAAAAGAAAAGATACTTATGTATCAGATGGCAGTCAAAGAAATCAAGAGCCGGCCCCAAAAGTAAGGAGGAACTATGGGAGAGATAAAAGAAACCTTAGTATTAAGTGATCAATTTAGCGAGTCTTTTTCCAAGTTCCTTGAGCTTGGGAATGCCGCAGTCAATCAGATGAAGCGCATTGATCATGCAGTTGTAAAAACAGAAATGACCATGCGCCGCTCCATTGGAGGAGCAACTGGTGCAGTGATTGCAAATTTAAGGCAAATAGGAGAAACTTCCAACAAGTTTCTTGATCTTGGTAACTCTGCGGTAAAGCAGATGAAACGAATTGATGATACCATGAACAAAACAGAAGTGACCATGCGCAAATCCATTGGAGGAGCAGCGGATTCGGTTATTGAAAATATGAAAGAAATTGGACAAGCCTCTAACAAAATCTCATCATCTGGATTCGACCGTATGGAAACACAGTTGATTAAAATTGCAAAAAATACCACAAAAGCAGCAACCGCCCAGGACAAACATAATGACAAGGTGAAAGAAACCAGTAAATCAGCAGTCGGCCTCTTTTCAACCTTAAAAAAAGTGGTGTCTGTAGCTTCTAACTTTAAGATGGGAAAAGAATTATTTAGCTTATCCGATCAAATGACACGGTCCACGGCCCGATTAAGCGTTATGAATCAAGGGTTTAATCCCCCATCCATTGATGCAGGCGGTCAAGGAAATGATAATACAAATAGCAGCTTACAGGAAACAGAGGCGCTACAGGAAAAAATCTACCGGTCTGCACAAAGGTCTAGAACCAGCTATCTGGATACGGCTGATGTTGTAGCGAAGCTTGGCCAAAGTGCGGGAAATGCTTTTTCCGGAAGTGACGAAGTGGTTGCCGTTGCTGAAAACTTAAGTAAGCAGTTTAAAATAGCAGGCGCCAGCCAGGAGGAAATTGGTTCCGCAACCGAACAGCTTGGCCAGGCCTTGGCATCCGGTGTTTTAAGCGGAGAAGAATTAAACACCGTTTTCAAAGGTGCGCCTAATGCCATACAGGCAATTGCAGATTATCTTGGTAAGCCGGTGGATGAAATCAGCGGACTGGCGGATAAGGGTGTTATTACAGCAGAAGTTGTTAAGAATGCCTTGTTAAATGCTACGGATCAAATTAATGAACAGTTTAAAAACATGCCAATGACCTGGTCTGACTCCTGGAATCTGATTAAAAATGCGGGAATTCATTCTTTAGACGGTGTTCTGGATAAAATGAGTGAGTTCCTAAACAGCGATACTGGTCAGACGGTGATAGAAGGATTGATAGGAGCCATAGAAATTCTTGGTAATGTTGCTTCTGGTGCTGTTGATGTACTAATTGCCGGAGCCAGTGCGATTGTTGAAAATTGGGACTATATATATCCTATATTAATGGAGTTAGGCTTGGCATTGGCTATAGCAGGAACAATTGGATTAGTGTCAGGCTTATTAGCTGCAGCCGGCTGGCTTACGGCAGCGATGCCATTTCTCCTTATAGGACTGTTAATAGGAGCAGCAATGATAGGAATTATGCAAGCTGGTCTCACGTTTGAGAAAATTGGAGAAAAGGTTGGTTATGTGTTCGGTTTCATCTATGCTGTTGGATATAATATGATTGCAGATTTATGGAACTTAATCGCAATTTTTGCAGAATTTTTTGCCAATGCAATGACTGATTCGGGTTCTGCCGTAGCTCATCTTTTTTTTGGATTATTTGATAACATATTAAGTCAGATAGAAACCGTAGCCGATGCCATTGATGCAGTTCTTAAAACAAATATGGCTGATGGAGTAAAAGGTTTCCGGGAGAAGTTAAGCGAATGGGTCGATGACGAGTTTGGAGAACAAGCTGTTACCATAGAACGAATGACTAAATTAAATACTGGGGATACCGCAGATGAGTGGAGTAAAATGGCTGCTTCTATTGGAAATAAAGTGGATAACTCAAACTTTAGTCTTGATAGCTATTTGGATAAATCACCTTTAGGAGATAAACTGCTTGGAGGTATCGGTGGGGGTGCAGCAGTAGGTGATATTGGGAATGTTGGAAAAGTAGGCAAGGTAGATAAGATTGAGCAGGATGTCAATATTTCGGATGAAAATATTAAACTCCTTAGAGATCTGTCAGAGCGTCAATACGTAGCCTTAGTAAACCTTACAGTTCCTCAGACCAATGCAACCGTGAATCAAAATAATTACGGTGGAAGCGGCTCTGATCTTGACTCCATGGTTAATGTATTAAACAATGTGCTGGGCATCCAGCATGCATCCAGCAGCAATGTTGTTACAGGATAGGAGGTATCATGCGAAATAAGTATAAATTTTTTGCAGATATCGGTGGCGATACAATTGAATTTCCAGTTAACCCGAAAGAATATACAATATCTTACCCAGCCGATCATAAAACCTATGATATTTTAGACGTTGGAGAAATTGTTGTTCCCAGGCTGCCCTCCTTAATGGAGGTTTCCTGGGAATCCTATTTCCCAGGGGATCGTGATGATCCGCTTATGTTCGGACACCACTGGATGGAACCAGGTGATCTCGTGGAGGCAATCCTTGATGCACGGGATAACAAGGAAGTATGTGATATTGTAATCAGCCGATATAATGCAAGGGGAAGCCGCATGTACGATACAAATATCAGTGCGGTAATTGACAGTTTTGAAACAACAGAAAAAGGCGGAGAAGCTGGAGATATCTATTATAAAATTAAGTTTAGGGAATATCGGAGTTATGCGCCAATCAGGATCATACTTCCTACGCTGGAACAAACCGGAAATGAGGCGACTCAGACGGAAGAACAGGAACGTGCTACATCTGCTGTCCCTGAGCTTAGAGTAGGGGCTAGCGTCATTGCAAATGGTACCTATTTTAGCAGCAGTTATGGAGATAAGCCAACTGGAACTGCCAACAATTTGGCGACTACCGTTTCGAGAATTATTCCGGATGCTTCCAGGGCATATCCCATATTAATAGGCGGCAGTCGTGGATGGGTGAAAGCAGATCAATTGCAGGTGACCGGATGAGCTACAAACTTTTAATTTATAACGAGGAGTCTTATTCCTTGTACGATTATGCTCCTATCACACAGAAGGTTACTTATACCACAAATAGAGGCGGAAGTGCAGGGAAGCTTACATTTACATTTCTTCAGGATAAGCCAATTAATCTAACAGAGGGCGCAAAAGTACTATTTTACGTGGATGGAAAAGAAATTTTCCTGGGTTTTGTTTTTATTATAGAACAGAATCGTTCCGGTGAGGTTTCGGTCACAGCGTATGACCAGCTTCGGTACCTAAAAGCCAAATCCAGTTATAGCTTTAACAATATAAAGCTGGGAGAGATAATAAGTCAGATTGCAGGCGATATGCAGCTTCAAGTAGGGGAAATAGAAGATACCGGGCAAGCGATCCCCTACCTGACAAAGGAAAATACAGAATGCCTGGATATTATTGAATATGCTCTCATGCTAACTCAGAACAGCACTGGTAAGACATTTATTTTCTTTGATGATTTTGGAAAGCTGACTCTAAAAGAGGCTAACCATATGATGTCAGACATATTGATTGGCAATGGCAGTATTATTACAGATTATACTTATAAATCTGATATAGACTCAGATACTTATAATCAGGTAAAGCTTGTCCGGCCCAATAAAGAGACAGGCCAGGGAGATACTTATACATTTAATGACCACACTACAATTAAGAAATGGGGACTCTTACAAAAGTATGACAAGGTAGATGAAAATCTTAACGAAGCACAAATCAATGAGCAGGGAAATATTATGATGGCGTATTATGACCGAGTGCTAAAAACATTATCCGTTAGTGGTTTAGGGGGAGTGCCAGGGTTGAAAGCAGGAGCAATGGCAAAGTTTAAAATCAAGGAAATCCCAGAGCTATCCAATGGTTATTATTTGCTCCTGGATAAAGTCAGTCATTCTTTTTCAGACGGAGAGCATACCATGAGCGTAGATGCAAAAATCATCAATAAGGAGGGGCAATGGAACTCATAGAAAGACTTAAGTATATTATTAATGATACCGTAAGAGCCATGGATCTTTTGGATACTGGTTATGCGACTGTAGTTTCAGTGGTTCCTCTAACCTTAAAGGTCCAAGCAACTCAGTTGATTGTAACAGAGCCAGTCGCGGTCATGACTGATCATGTAAAGTACCGGGACATTTTAATTCAGGGAGAAAAGGTAGTTATAAATCCAGGTCTTAAGCCAGGAGATAAGGTACTAGTATTGAAAGCAAATTCCGGTCAGAATTATATCGTGATGTCGAAAGTGTAGGTGATACGATGGCAACATTACCAAAATCCGCAAATACAACTATTTATGAAAATGAGAACAAGGAATACCCTACGGAAACTTATTTGGTGGACAAGAATACCGGTACGATTAAAAAAGTAGGTGGTGGACTGGAAGCCATGAAACAGGCAATAGAAATTATACTGGATACAGAACGATATCAAAACCAGATCTATACATCAAATTTTGGCAGGGAATTAAAAAAGCTAATTGGAAAGCCGCCTGAATATGTAACAAGCATGTTGAAAAGACGGATTCAAGAGGCATTTTCCTCTGATAAGCGAATCCTTTCGGTGAATGACTTCTTATTTGATGCCACAGATCTAGGAACACTTCGGTGCACGTTTAAGGTTAAGACTGTATATGGAACAATTCCCGGGGAGGTGGAGATTTGATTGATTTTAGTAAAAAGACTTATGCGAATATATTATCGGAACAGTTAAAACGAGTTCCTGATACGATTGATAAAAGAGAAGGGTCAATGATCCAAACTGCCCTAGGGCCAGAAAGCTGGTATTTGGAAGGTTTGTATCTGGATTTGGATCAGGTGCAAAAAAATGCCTATGCGGAAACGGCTGGAGGCAATTGGCTTGATATGCTGGTGGCAGAACGAGGCATTGAAAGGAAATCCGCTACAAGGGCATTGAAAAAAGGTAACTTTAATATTCAAGTGCCAATTGGTTCCCGATTTTCTGCCATTACAGGAAGCGGATATTTGACCTATCGAGTAATTGAACTTATAGATCATGTGGAAGCAGATTACAGTTATAAAATGGAGTGTGAATTAGCAGGTGAGATAGGCAACAATTATTCAGGCCAATTGGTTGCAATTGATTATGTAACAGGTCTTTCCTCTGCATATCTTACGGAACTCCTTTCCGGTGGTACCGAGGAAGAAACAGATTCTTCCCTGCGAGAACGTTACCTTGCCACGTTTGACGTTCCAACGTTTGGTGGAAATATTGCTTCTTACCGGAATTCTATTCTTGCGATAGAGGGGGTAGGAGCGGTTCAGATATATCCTGCTTGGAATGGGGGCGGGAGTGTGTTATGCAGCATTCTTAATGGAAATCATAAGCCTGCTGACGGCACACTTATTAACCGGGTGCAAACTGCAATCTGTCCCAAAGAAAGTGAAGAATCAGAACCATCACCCAATGGATACGGACTTGCCCCCATTGGAGCCGCCGTTACAATTGATACGGGCGAAGAATTGAAGCTTGATATTTCTCTCTCTGTACAATTTTTGTCCAGTATTCAAAACGGAGAAATCGTCTATAAAGACCAGATTCAGGAGAAAATTGAAGATTACTTGGAATCGGTCCGAAAATCCTGGGGTACGATGCTGAAAAGCCAGAAAATAGAATATGCGGTTATCGTATATGTATCCAGAATTATTTACGCAATTCTTACCATTCCTGAAATTGTCAATGTTACTGATGTATTTATAAATGGACAGGCATCAGATATTGTATGTGTAGAAACCTCTGCCATGCAGCAGGTGCCGGTTTTAGAGGCGGTGACTATCAATGGCGGTTGACTTAAAAATGATGCTTCCAGAGTGGTTTAAGGATATTTTAGAATATAATCAGCTTTTGGAGACGGAAGAAATAAACCTGGAAGCAGTGGAAGAAAGCATCAAATCCATTAGGGATAACTGTTATATTCAGACCGCAGATGAAACTACGATTCTTCTTTTGGAGAAGCGTTTTGGCATTCCATATCAGGGAGAGACATTAGATCTTAGAAGAAGCAGGGTTTTACAGCGATATAATACGGTAGTTCCTTTTACAATCGGCTTTCTTAAAAATCGTCTGTCCGATCTTTATGGAGAAAATGGTTATATTCTATCAGTTAACACCAAAACTTGCTTGCTGAACATTAAAGTTACATCTGACCGGTACGGTGCTTTAAATCTTCTATATGATCTTTTGTGGGATGTGATACCAGCCCATATTCAGATTATTGCAAGTCAGGAAGTGGAAAAGGATATGAAAGGCAGTTATTACATAGGAACCACGGTAAGCAGTACAAAGATAACGACAATATAAGGAGGTAAAATGGGACAGTATAGCAAAGCAATTATAACGGCAGCAGGCCAAAGTCTGATTGCCAGAGCGATTGCAGGAGAGGCTCAATTAAATATAACAAAAGCAAAGACCTCAGATTATAAATATCCTGACGACATAGATTATAAGGCTCTGACTGATATGGAGGGGGTTAAGCAGGTTTTAGAATTTCCTGAAACAAAAGTCTTAGAAAATGATTTGATTCAGACAAGGGTGCTTTTTAGTAATGAAGAGATAAAAGCTACATATTACATACAAAATATTGGTCTGTATGTTAATGATGGAACAAAAGAAGTTCTTTTCTGTATTGTGACTGCGGACATACCGGATGAGATGCCTCAGTATAATGGGGTGGCGGCTACTTCTTATATTTATAACATTCAGAATGTTGTTAAAGATGCAGAGACAATACATATAACAGTAAGTCCGGCTGGAAATGCTACGATTCAGGATGTTATGGATAGGGTGGAGGGTACTGGGGGAGATATTTCGGAAACAGTCATAGAAACCCTAGAACCCATTGATACAAAATACCCGGTACCGAGTGCTGGGGAATCAACGAAGGTATTCATGGGGAAGGTTAAGAAGTATATTGAAGATACTAAGCCACTTGATGCAGATATGACGGTGTATGTTTCACCAACGGGTAGCGACACTACTGGGACAGGTGAACATAATTCTCCTTTTAAAACAATTAATTATGCTTTAAGCACGATTCCTAAAGTTCTTAACGGTAATTTAGTAACAATAAATTTGGCAGACGGTGTATATGACGAGCACGTTTTTATTTACGGGTTTACATCAGGAGCACTTAAAATCCAATCTATAACCCCAGATAGCATTAATGCAAATTGTGTCATACAGTCTATACTTGTACAGTACTGTTATGCTTTTGTTGATATTCATGGAGTGACTATGAGTGAACTGGAAGCCACAAATGCTATAGGCATCGAAGTATCTAACAATGTGTCAGTATCATTCGTACGTATTAATAGTGTTAATAGCACCAAGTCCTGCATCGTGTGTTCAAAGAGTGTTATCGCTGTATTTAATTGTGAATTATCAAATCATAAGTATGCAATATACGCCAATGACAGCAAAGTTAGGTCTAGAAATAATATAGGCACGGGTAATAGTGTAGCACTTGCAAGCACAGGAGGGTCAGTATTTACACAGGAGGGAATGCAACCTACTGGTAACGTACCCTATGACGTTTACGAAGGGAGTACAATTATATCCCCGTACGGTGCAAGAATTGGGACGCTATCACGCGATGTAACATTGTACGTTGCAACAACAGGATCAGATGTAACTGGTACTGGAACATCTGGGAATCCCTATAAGACTATAACATATGCACTTAATACTTTGCCTAGAGATTTAGGTGGGTATAATTCTAACATTAATATAGCTGCTGGAACATATAATGAACACTTGTTATTAGTAGGTTTAGGTCATACAGGCACACTGTTATTTACATTAGCTGGAAATGTAACATTAAATAGTATTACAGTAAGATATTCAAATGTGACTATTGCTGGAAATGATACAATGGCACGCTCTCTTACGACACAATACATATTGGTGGCTGGCAGTAGTTCATTTAATGCGTATTCAAATGTTTATATTGCAACTAAAGGATATTATGAAGATAGTGGATCAAAAATTTCAATATATGTTATACAACAAAGTTCAGCATATATTTCTGGCAACACTACTTTAACAGGAAATACTGATACAGCTATAGCTATATCTAATACATCAAAGGCGTATTTTTATGCAACTTACGGTAGTGGATTTGGTACAGGACTTTCCGTATCCACGGGGTCACAGTTGACAATTTATAGTAATGCTTTGTCAGCTATACTACCTACATCAATATGGACCGGGGGACAAATTATTCATAACAACGGCACACAGATATCTGGTATGATTACATCAGGTTTGTCCTGTACTTGGGGTACTATAAGTGGAGGTTACACTAGGCATGGGGTTTTGTCTGGAGGTGTTGCAATGGTAACTATTCAAATTGTAATTATAAACTCTATTGCTTTAAGTGCCGGAACAGAATACCTTATATCTGGATTTCCTCAACCTGCTAACGACACTGGGTGTACATGTAGTAGACCCTCTCTAACAGCTAACTGTTATCTGCGCCGTTCTAATAATAGTATATTGATAACTCCGAGTGCTACCATCGTAACGGGTTATGGAATAGCATTTAATTGTACTTATTTAACTAATTCTTAAGGAGAAATTTATATGAAAAATGAAAGTATCAAAGTAGGAAATACTACCTATAGCATAGCAAACGGCAGTTGCAGCCTAAACGATTTAAGCGGGTATACTGCCAAGGTTGCAATCATCATAGGATCAAATGATATTAAGGACGTGCACAAAAACCTTACTGAAAACTCCACTATTACTAAATATGACGCAGACGGGGTGGAACAGTGGACACAAAACAACTTAATCTATACCGGACAAATGTCCTTAAATTCTTCTTTCCCTATTGGCATTGAGCAGGTACAGGAAAAAGACGAAGAGGGCAACCATAAGTACATAAACAAGGAGATCATGGGCGAGGTTGTTATTGTAGAGTACAGGACTCCCAGTTTGCAAGATGAGATAAAGTCGCAAAGGGAACAGATCACTGGATTAAATGCACAGGTTGCTTATTTGCAGATGATATCGGGCGTAGAAACGGAGGTAGGTCATGAGTAAGTTTGATAAAGTAAAGAGCTTTTATGATGCAAAGTTATGGTCCTTAGCCTGGGTAATGGACGCAGTAAATAAATGGATCACAGCAGACGAGTTTCAGGAGATAACCGGAGAAAAGTATGTAAAAAACAGCCGGGTAAAATGATATGAATATTATTTTGAATTTGCTTGTTTTTGCATAGAGAGCCCAATTGCTAAATTAACGATTTTAAGGGCAGTAATGGATACGTGTTTTAGTTTCATTAGAGCAATGAAGAAATATAAGATTAACATTGGCTTTGGAATTGAAGGAACAATCCAGAAAACCTACTTGCGTGCCTCTCTTGCGTTTCTGTTGCTGTTTGATCAGATTGTACACTTAAAACTAATTCATTTTATTGCAGAAGTGGCGAGAGCATATCTACCAGTTAACAGTATTGGCGTGGCTGAATTCTTTGGGCTTCTTTATGTACCCTATGCGCTGGTGAGCTCTTAAAAATATGACCTTGTGTGGTCTGCCTGTAAAATGCTTGTGTGAAACGGTGAAAAATTCTTACAAAGTACACAGGCAAATTGCCAGACAACACTTTATCTGTTACGACTACACACTCACGGGCCTGGGACCATCCTGGGCCTTTTTAGTTAGAGATAGTGGCCCTGTAAATCTTGCAAAAAATGTGAAAAATAAAAAAACCAACTATTAGCTAAGCTTTTAATTCTACGCTAATAGTTGGTCCTTCACTCTAACATTTAATCAGTTATCATTTAAAGTATCCAAACAAATATTTATTTCTCTTTTTTCTTCATAGAATCAATCAAGTCATTTGCCTTCTCAGCAATATTCTCCTTAATATCCTCGCCAATATGTGCAGCTTTTTCCTTAGCCTTTTCCACCTTTTCTCTGGCTTCGCCGGAAAGCTTTTGCAGTTTACCGTCCAGTTCCAACTGTTCAGATTCGATGGATTTTCCAACGCTTTCTTTCACACTACCTACGGCTTTATCTATTTTGCTTTTCACTGAGTTATTCAT